TCACTGCAAATGGTGTTTCCCAGGACATCTCAACAGAGAAAGTTCCGGTCAAAACTCACAAATCTGACATCAGCGATACGGTAATGATTGGCCATAATGCAGACGTCACCGTCAATGGCGGCGTTGCGTTAGGGGCTAATTCTGTTGCCTCTACAGATAAGGGCGTTGCAGGCTACGACCTTTCGACCGGAGCGGCATCTACAGAAACTTCAGTTGCTTGGAAATCAACAGCAGCAGCCGTCTCAGTCGGTGATGTTGATCATGAGGTAACGCGGCAGATTACGGGGGTGGCGGCAGGCTTAAATGATACCGACGCGGTCAACGTTGCACAGCTCAAGAAGGCTGCAGCTGCCGCGACTACGACTGTTGCTACGACTGATAGGAACCTCACCGTCGCAGAGACTCCCTCAGGCTCCCATAACTACCAGGTTGGACTGAGCAAGGATCTCACCGGTATGGAAAGCGCGGAGTTTGGGGCTGACGCCGCAAAGACGACTATCTCTGCTGGTGGTGTGACCATCGTCAAGGACAGCACAACGGTAAGCCTTAAATCCAATGGACTAGATAATGGCGGGCAAACCATCAAGAATGTGGCTGCTGGCGAAAACGACACTGATGCGGTTAACCTCTCGCAGCTGAAGAATTCCGTTACGAAGGTGGAATCTGCCAGCCAGGACTATATCGATATCACAACACGGAAGGAAAATGCCTCAACCAATACCGGGGCAACCATCTACTCCGTGGGACTGTCTGTTGATGCCGAAACCGCGATCACGAATGCCAATCATTATCTGACGGCTGATGGGATCAATGCCCAGAACCAAAAGATAAAGAATGTTGCCCCCGGGACGATTTCCGCGGCGTCTACTGATGCTGTGAATGGCAGCCAGTTGTATCAGACAAATCAGGCGGTTCAGCAGAATTCTGATGACATTTCCAAACTGTATAACCGCAGCGCGGAACTTAACCGCAAGATCCATCGTGCCGGCGCGCATGCGGCTGCTCTTGCCGCACTGCATCCGCTGGACTTCGATGAAAATCATCGGGTGTCCGCCTCTCTCGGCCTTGGCCAATACCACAGCAGCGGGGCGGCCGCTCTTGGTATCTTCGTCCGCCCGACGGAGAACTTTATGGTCAGCCTGGGAGGATCAATCGCCTCTGGCAGTGATTTGATGGGGAATCTCGGCGTGCATTATCGCTTTGGCGGCGACAGCGTGCGGGTGAACAAAACGGAACTTACTCAGCAGGTAAGCACTCTCACCGCTGAAAACCGGGATCTGTCAGCAAAATTGGCTTCTTCCAACTCAAAGCTGGAAGCCGCTACGTCAAAGATTGACTCTCTGATGGAAAGGATCCACGCTATCGAAGCCAAACTTAATATGAAGTAAGCAAAGCTCAAGGAGAGGGGGCTTGCCCCTTCTCCAACATATATAATGTATATGGTCTTGTGAAGGCCACTGTGGTTCGCATGTGGGCACCAGCTCTCCCCTTGTAAGACTGGCACGGCCTAATAAGAGGCCAAGATGCAAGAGAACTGTGCGCGCCCCTTGAGGAAACTCGGGGGCGCCTTTTTATGAAATCAAAAGGGAGGCGCCCAGTTGACTACAATTTTCCCAGTATTGATAGGGTTGTGAAGGTCCCCCGCCACGCATGTAGCTCTCATTGTTTCCTTATCCGCGGCTACTCTTGTAAGAAGCTCTGCACCCTCCCCAGCCAGTTCTGCGCCTTCTCCGAGTAGGCTTTCGCATCGGGCGAGGCGCTCTTGAGTACGGTCTCCGGTATCTTGGGCGATTTGCAGATCACTCTTGGCTCTGGTGTCTGCGGCGTCGCGCACCCGGACAGCAGTAACCCGCACAGCGCGAGCGTCAGATAAAGCCTTGTCTCGCGCGGCAAGCGCATCAGCCAATTGTCTTGATTGTTTCTCATAGCGTTCCTGCGCCTCCTTTTCTACCGCCCTGGTCTGCTTCTGCCAATCAGATTTAAGCTCGCTGATCTGAGCTTCATACTTCTCCGCCGTCGAGGATCTTCCTCTGGAGTACCCCCAGAACGCGGACGCTATCAAAGCGCCAATGATGACACCGGCGACGACCAGATTCCTTTTCCCCATACTTGCCTCTATAAAAACTCAATCCGCTTCTTGAAGGACTATTCAAAAGGGAGCCCCTGCCCTCTGCAACCTTGCTATAATGCGATACGTAAGGTCTCTCTCCTTACGTAGGTGGTTTATGGAGTCGGTAGGCTTTCCCCGGAAGAGCACATGCTTTCCCGGGGATTTTTATAGGAATCGACCGCCAACCCAAAGCGTTAAAAGCGCTACTCCGAATGGGACAATCACGCTTTTAATGAATTTCCACGCCTGAGCCCGAACCCGTCTGCGCTCATCAGCGCGGATCCGTTCTTCATCAAAAGCATCCATTCGGTTCTCCAAAGTAAGGACTCTGTTTTCTAGATCTTTGCTATAATCTTTCATGTAGATGTGGTCCATCTATGTGTAGCATTTCTTAAGTCTCTGTTATGATTCGTTCCATCCCCGGAAGAGTTCCCGCTCTTGCCGGGGATTTTTACAGAGATCGGATAAAACCGATGACGCCCAGCACGCCCCCAATAACGGCGCAGGCGACCAGCACGAGTTCTTTCCAGAAGTGGAAACGCTCCTTTTTGTATTCGCTGATAAAAGCCTCTGGCTTATCTATTCTTTCTTTGGTATCATCTCTCACGTACAGACCTCATATGTACACATTGCTCAGTCCCCGAAAGAGCTGCAACTCTTCCGGGGATTTCTTTTAACTGAGGAAGAGCCCCTTCTCTGCCTCTCGCCTCCTTACCAACCCCGGAAGCTCATTTCCTCCAGCTCGTACCCAACGCTTGAATTCGTACCCAGCATTGACGACCTTGCCTGCATTGAAGAGCTTGAGAAGCGTCGACCTACGCAGTGCTCCCTCGCCGCAGTTATAGGCGAAGTCAAGGAGCGCTATAAACTGCCCCTGAGTCACGGGACGCCGGATCGCACCTGAGAGCGAGTCCCTGAGACGCTCAAGCTCATGCTCAAGCAGTTGGTCGGCCACTTCTTGAGAGATAACAATATTACGGATGACGGGATTCCCGGACAGCAGACGGGTTGACCCATACCCAATGGTCCAGACCCCAGCGGGGTCTCGGTAAGAAGTCAGTCTGCAGCCTTCATGCGACTTAATGAACGGGACCGCGATTGCCGGGTTCCACGCCGAAAATTCTTTCTTTTCGCTCATAACTCTCTCAGCCATAAAAAAGCCCTCGAGAGATTCACGTCTCCCAAGGGCTTTGTTCTAAGAAAAATGGATTGGTTTTAATCTTTTCGATGAAGTTCTCCCTGGCTTCCGCCTGCCACTCCGTCAACCATCGCCTCTGACCGCTCTTCCATCGCTTTCAGCATCTTGCGGACCGGCGCCGGGATAATTGACCCATACCCCATGCGCTCAATGTTTTCCAAGATACTGCCAAAGTCGTTCAGGCAGAAAGCAAAGACCGCCGCATCCCTGACACTGACGAAAGGTATGACCGAAGTGATATCCAGCCCATGGCAAAGTGCCACGAGGCTCAGCATGACGATCTTTTTGGTGATGCCAAGGAACCCCGTACGGGAATTCCACTGCCCGGTCTTCATCGCGGCATAAGTACCGCTCAAATAGTCGACTACGATAAAAACAAGGAGCCACTGAATGGCGTCATCAATGGCCCAGCCATGATAATTAAGGGGTTGCCATGATAAATACGGAAGGCCTTAAAGATTTTGACCCTGCTGAATAGCCCGGGGAGACCGGCGTAAGCGCCGATCTCCTCCTCCGTTCCCTTCATCTGCGCTCTGCGCTGTGATTCCTTTGCGGGCATGATCAATTAACCGAGGCTGGCCTTAATGGCCGTTGCTTCCTTTATTGAGGCCGCAAGGATAGCCACCGGCTTCCCTCCAGATACGTCTGCAGAAACAGGGGTACCTTTTTGCGGGGTAGTAGGAGATTCCCAAAGCTGGCCGTCAATAATTACGAAAATCTTCAGCCCGTTGATTGCATTAAATGCATTATCTGTAACATCGCACAGCAGCTGCGAGGTAGTTCCTTCGATTTCAACAGCCGCGCCGACTTCTTCGCCTCCGGAGAGTGACGGAGAGACTACCCGCAGCACACGGTCGCTTGTTGCATTTCTCTCATACAGAACCGCATAGCTTTCAGGCATAGGGCTACTTATCGGCTGAGCGTCTTCCGCCTCAATGGTGAGGTCTTTATCAATATCCAGGGTCGCTGTTGTTGAGCCGATATTCTCTCCATTCACGATGAGATTCCCACAGACATACTTGCTGTTGTCGGTGGCGGAAACGGTTACCTCAAATTGAATAGGGGTGCCGTTCGACAAATGCCAATCGAAATCAACATATCCATCCCCATCCGAATCTGTATCATTAGAAGCTACGGAGCTGTTTATGTCCGACCTAATTTTGGGGGTCGCCCGGATCACCTGGTTTTCCGTCGGTTTGATCCTGACCTTTGGATACATGGCGGCACTCCCGCCCCCCACCTGGATCGCCGAGATCGCTGCCGCCATGCCTGAGGGCTTATAGATCGCCGTGCTTCCGTTCTTCGCTCGGATAGCGTTCGCAATCGCTGTGTAATACTTCGGATCTGTCAGAACTTTCGTCATGGTTTAATACCCCGCAGAGTCGCCGTCAGTGATCGCGGAAATCGCTGTAGTAATCGCCGCGTCCGCTTCAGACTTGGTGTAGGCGTCCGTTATGCCGTAGCCCGCGAGCGTTGTTGCTTTCTTCGCGTACTCCGCAAGTGCTGAAGAGAGAGCATAGTTATCGAGCTCCGCCTCAATCGTTGACTTGCACGCAGTAAGCGCTTCTTTGACCTTTGCTTTGAGGTCTGTAAAAGTTACCGTCATAGTTACACTCCTTTGATGAATTCATCGCATGCCTCGTAAATCGAGGTCATGAATGAGTTGAAAACTTCGACTGTGGTATAGGATTCGGGGGTTATTGATGCGGCTTTCTCTGCACTCGCCTTGGCTTGCGTTGCGAAGCCTTCCGCCGCCGATGCCTGACTGGTAGCAGTAGCCGCAGAAGCGCTTGCCGCGTTTTTGGATGACGCCGCCGAAGCTGAAAAAGACTGTGCCGCGTCCGCAGAATCAGACGCAGCGACCGCTGATGCCGCCGCATTCGATTCACTCGAAGCCGCGGCAGTCTGGGACGCTTTCGCAGCTGTTTCAGAACTGGCCGCGGCCTTTGCGCTGTTTGCCGCATTAGTGGCAGAACCTGACGCCGAGGAAGCAGAGGAAGCGGCCGCCGTCTGAGATGACTTCGCCGCAGATGCAGAAGCCGCGGAAGCGGTTTCGGACGATTTGGCGGCAGTCTGAGAGGCAGACGCAGCACTAGCGCTTGAAGCCGCTGAAGACGCGGATCCAGACGCAGACGTTGCCGCATCAGTCGCTTTCTTAACCTCGGGGGCTACGGATTCCTGAACCGAAGAAATTGCCGCATCTCTTGCTGATGCAATTGCGTCTGTTGCATTATTTTTTGCATTGGTAATATTCGTCTCCGCTTGGGAGATTGAAGATTCCATTGCAGACTTGTATCCAGCGGCAGAAGACGCAGAAGCACTTGCCGCTGTAGCGCTCGCCTTGGCGTTCGATTCGCTTGTGGCCGCGGCAGTCTGGGACGCTTTCGCTGCGGATGCAGAATTCGATGCCACAGATGCGCTTGCTTTGGCGTTTGACTCAGAAGTCGCTGCATTTTTGGCAGATGTGGCGGCCGCAGACTGGCTGGACGCAGCATCATCCGCGTCGCTTGCCACCTGTGCCGCTGTGCTGTCGATTGACGCTTTTGTAGCGTTGACCGCAGACTGCTTTGTGGTTACGTCTTCCTGAATTGCCTGAGAAGCAGAAAGCGATTGAGCGGCATAATCCGCAGATGCCTTGGCGTTCGTTTCCGAAGTTTTGGCATGCGATTCAGAAAGAGAAATCGCATCCAGGATGTCCTGTGCCTGCTGCTTTACAGACGCGGCTTCCGTCCCGCCAACCGACTCCAGCTGAGCAATGAGTTCTTCAAGTTTTGTCTGAAGAGAAGCCTTCCCTGCAGCTACATCGCTTGAAAC